GTTCCTGTTGATATTCCAGAAAGTGCTTTTGATACATTGGCATTTTCAAGAATGTTGCTCATCATTTTATCTACATCTGCCTTTTGTTTAGGACCATATCCTATAGTCCACTCTTTTACACCTTTACACTTTTCTTTTCCAGATTGATTACAATCAAAGAAATCTTGAATTGATTTTATGACATCAACAGATCCACGCAAAAATTCTTGAATTTTGAATGCCGGACCTAAAATTTTATCAACAGCACCAAGAGCACTTTCTAATCCACTATCAATTTGATCAATAACATCATTCAAAAATCCTCCCACAAATTGCTCTGCTGAACAAATTCCAAAATTAACGACCTCCAATAAAGTAGATTCTATGAGATTTTTAATTGTATCTCCAAGTCCATTAATAATTTTTCCGGCAACACAAGTAATTGCTTCCTGTAATGCTCCAACAGGACCCACCATCGCTTTCTGTGCCGCAATTCCAGCCAAACCTGCAGCTATTGGATTTAAAGTTGCTGTAAACGTTTTTGCGAAAACTGCTGAATAAAGAGCATCAAGTCCTTGCTTCAATAGTGGAATTAATTCGTTAAATAATGATTTGAAAAGTGTTCCTACAAATTGATTAGCAATAACTTGTATTTGTTTAATGGCACTTTGAACATCACCCAGAAAATCCGTAGCTTCACCAATAACTTTAATCAGGTTTCCTAGAATACCTGTTACTTCCGTGGCAAAGTTATCTTCACAAACATCGGCAAATGTTATTGTTTGTCCGGTTGCTATAGATGCTTTATGTTCTTTTGCCTTTCCTGATTCAGAATCTTCATTTTGTGCATTCAGTGCACTGACAGTTTGTCCATCAACATTTCTTGGTTGTTTTTGATCTTCGGTACTCTGACCTATTGATTCTCTGTCACTTTTGTTTTCTGCTGGTTTAATATTATCAGTATATCCAGTAAAAGGAGCAAAAGGATTTTCGTATGGAGTATTTGATGGAACAAATTGAGTTTTACCAAAACTTCCCATAATCATTGGGATTTGTGCATCATCTCCATCAAGAAAAAATCCTACAACAACATCACCCTGTCTAATTCTAGAACTCTGTGCGAAACTACCTCCACCAGAACCTGCAGTTATTGGTAATAATACACCTGCCCATGGAAGATCTTCATTAGGAAGTTCTTGAGTGTTGTAGGGGTGATACCCCATTATTCTCACTTTATATCTTATTCCCCACCCTTTACCTTCTGCCTGTGCTGGTGCTGCAGCAACAGGTGCTATCTGACCGATCCACCAACGAAATCCGTCTCTACCAATAAAATTACTTTTAAGTGTTGATTCTTCTATCATTGTTATTTTTTGATTCCGAAATTGTCTCTAATCAATTTCAAGGATGTATATGAATTATTGGGTTCAAAATGATGACATAATTCCTTTATCATATATAGACCACTTACCTCAGAATCAATTTGATCTTGATCTTCTGATGAAATTTTTGGAAACTCACATTTAATCACATCTCCGGCATTTAAGTTTGTATTACAAGGAATCATCATACTCACAGATTGTGTAAGAAGCATATTATATCTAACAAGAGATTGTGAATGATATTTTTCAGGGTCACTACTTTTTTCTGTAGAAATATCTGTTTCTAATGTTCCAACACTAATAACTCCAGATATAATTCTCGTAGGAGCATCTCCTAAGGATTTTTCAGATCCACCAGCAAGTTTTGGTAGTTGAAGTTTACCTGGTGTTCCTAAATTTTTCATTTCTTTTTTATAGTCCGATGATTTAAATGTTTTATTACTAAAATTAAAATCTAAAGGATTAAAAAACATATTTTGACTTGCATATGCTCCTAATCTCAATTTTTCAATAAGATTTTGGTTTTTATCGGTAGCATAACTTAAAATTTTAAAATCATTATCAGCTTCAACTTCACTTTTGTTCACCTCAGAATAATAATATGTTGCCTTGGGTTCTTGATCAATCAATCCATCGATAGATGCAAATCTAAATCCATCTTTAGTTTGAAAAAAGAAAAATCCAGCACTAGCATCTTTAGAACCAGCTGGAACTGCTTTTGATGCTAACCAAACTAAAATTGTAAATGGTTTCCTCAAATTTCCAATAAAAGGATATTTATTTTCAGACTTTTCTATATTCTTTTTTTCAAATTTTGTTGTTTTTAAAATATCTTTTAAAATTTTGCTGACCGATTGGTCAATTGTTCCTGAATATTTTTTTGATACTCTTGCTGTTTCATTTGTGATTGCTTCTCTTGAAACTAAATTGAGTAAAAAACTTTCTTTTTGAGATTGTGAAATCACATCCGTAATACTTGAAACATGAAGATATTTTTCTGGTTTTGATGAAAAATCAAGTCCTTTCTTTTCATCACCCCTATCTAAAATCTTCATACGAAGTCTCTCACCACCTCTAAGAGGAAGACCATTGTATATTGATTCTAATTTATCACTTTTTTCACCTTTGATAGAGTCCCCCGTATTAATCACCCTTACTTTTGCAGTGATTGTTGGAGAAAAAATATCTTCATAATAATCTATAGACACTGTTCCCAATTTTAAATCAACAGTTCTTTGTTGATCATTGGACTCCAGTGTTAGTATCTCAAAAGTAGAAGATGCGGTTGCTGACATTTATGTGTAAGTTAAATCGTTTAATAATTTTCTTTTCATAATACTATTTAACGAAGCTCCAGTCATGATAATTGGAGAACTTGATTGAGATTGCTGCATCATCATAGGTGGTGGTGGTGCTTCCTCTTCCATAATTATTATCGTATTTTTTGGTCCTGTAGAGTACCCAATATCAGGCATTGATGCTATATTGTTCATATTCATACCATTTATAGGGGAACCTCCTCCACCTTTAAATGAAACATGCAGATGGTCAAAGTGATTGGCATCATCCTTCCATTTAAGTTCTGCAATATTAAATTTAGACCTATTTTGATTTAGATATGCATATAGTTTATCCAACTTTTCTGGAGATGAAACTACATTTCCATTAGCATCTCTCTGCATAATAGGAACATCAAGTGCTTCTCCATAATTATGATAAGAATTATAACTTCTTCTCATCACTCTCTCATTTCCAGAACCTGTATAACCAGTATCTACGTTAAAATCTGGGTGCTGCCAAACATCATATCCTTGTTTATTGAGCATTTTACCCACATTCACTGCCGTTTGATATCCACCTGTTCTATTACCACTAGATTTTTTACTTCCGTCACCACTCTGCATTCGAACTTTTCTCACCAATTTTCTTTCAGAGGGTGTTGCTTTGTCACTAGGACCCACCCAAGGAGAAATACCACGTTCTTTTATAAGTTGAATTGCCATTTTATCTTGAACTTTTTTTGAAAATTTATCACTATCATTAAATCCAGCTCGAGAAGCAACTCCAGGTAAAGTATTTCCAATAAATTGATATCTACCAACAGCATGAAGTTTTCCAGAATTTATCCACTGCTGATTTGTCATTGTCTTATCATCATACTGCAGTGCCTTAATTTCACCGATTGTCATATCAGTTAATGATTTTCCTCCATGTTGAGACATTTGCTTAATATCACCGGAAAAACCTACAACACCTCTACCATCATTAGTTCCAATCTGGTTTACGGCATCATATCCAGCAGCACCAGATTCATATTTTGCTAAAACAGCTAAAGCTGCCCTTTCATCACCACTAATATCTTTACTAAATTCTCCTCCTCCTCCCCCTGTATTATTAGAAGTTTGATTGTTAGAATCTTCTTCATTCATATTAGCAGTCAAAGCATTCTTCATACCCTCAACATCAGTCTGCATTCCTTCAAATGCTTTATTTAAATCATCCATCGCAGTTTTTAGTTTTCCCTCACTATCATTAAAATCAAGATTTTTTATATTACTCCATCCAGCAGACACTATAGATCCAATTGATTTAAACCAATTTCCCAAATTCTTAACAAAATTCTTTAATGAGTCAACTAATTTTTGAATTCTTTTTATTAATTTCTGTACAAATTCAATAATTTTAGGTAAATTATTAATCAACCAACCAACAATTAAAATACCAATAAATTTTAACACTTTTCCAAAGAAACTACTACCAGGAAGTTTAACAATTCCACTACTAGGACTTCTTCCTAACTTAGAAGATTCTAATAAAGATTCCTTTTCTCTCCTTCTTCTTTTTTCAATTAGACCTCTATTTAATTTTTTATTCCTTACAAAATTTTCTCTTCTTATTTTACTTCTTCTAAGTGTTGCCTTACGAAGCATCCCACCACTTCTGCCAAGTAAGGATCCAGTTCCTCTGGCAAACATTGCTCCTATTCTTACTGCTCCTGCTGCAACTGCTCCTATTGCCATTTTAGATTACCACATTATAGAGTGTTTGAGAATACATTGTATAGAAATTACTGGGATTTGCCGAAGCAACTAATGGAACATCGGTTGCTGATCCGGTCTTAAGTGGTTGTCCTTGTGCCTGCTGTCCTCCAGAACCTCCAACTTTCTTATAGATTACAGTTGTATTTCCACCACCAGATAATGGTCCCGGTCCCGAAGGCATTGATCCTGATAATGAAGATACATTTGCTGCTCCAGGTTTTACTAATGATGGATTTGAATCTGTTCCTCCCGATGTGTTTGCTGGTGGTGCTTGACCTCCTGTTGATTCTGATGCAGCAGCTGCTGCATCTGAGGGTGAGGATTTTTTGCTATCAAATCCAAAAAAACCATTAATATCTTTAATTCCAGGAGCATTATCCCAATTTTCGGACCAATTTTCATCTAAAATATTTTTAAACGTATCCCCCAACCAATATCCAAGACCAGATCCTGCAAGATATCCAAGACCAGTTCCTGCAATAGGGAGAACAGATCCAATAGCACCACCAAGTGCTCCTCCTCCACTACTAACTGCCAATCTTAGTAAAACCGGAAGTAGTGCTTTTGCAGGAGACATTCCCTGTTGCGTCCTCTCTAAAACTTCTTTACCAGTAAAAAATATATTTAAAAATCCTAGAGCTTTTTTCGCAATATTTCCAACAAGTCCTAAAAGTCCAGGTCCAACTCTTCCAAGTATTCTTGCAACAAATCCGAGAGTTTTACCTATGAATTTAGCAACATTACCAATACCTCCTGGTATTCTTGAAGCTAGATTAAAAGTTCCTCTCAAAAGTCCAACTGCTCTACCTGGTGCTTTAGAAGCAAATCCTTTTACACCATTCCAAGCTCTAGAAATGAGTCCCGCCAATCCACCCGGAGGTTTTTTGAGTATTTCACCAGCCTCCTTTGCTGTCATAGAGACATATTTTCCACCTATCATAGTTCCTTTAGAGGAAAGTCCTCTGTCAAGGATATCTTTAGCTAATTTTTTCCTAGCAGCATCGGTAGCAGGATTAATTTTAGGTGAACCACCTCTTGGTGTAACTCTAGATCCCGTACCACCAGTAGGTTTTGCACCACCTTTCGGACCACCTTTCGGACCACCTTTCGGACCACCACGAGGTTTTGGTGGTTTTGGTGGTTTTGGTTTTGGTTTAAGAAGTTCTCCAAGTTTTCTAAATGCAAATTTAAATGGAGCTAAAGCAATAGCAAGAGCTATTTTACCAATAATACCAACAACTCCAAGTATTCCAACGTTAAGTGCTAGAAATATACCACCAACAATAGCAAGAGTTTTTCCAACTTCTATTCCTATTTGTTTTAATTTATCATTATCTCCGTTCGCCAATGCTACAAATGCATCAAGTCCTTGATTGGTTAACCAACCTCCCAGGAGAAGCATGAAGAAAGATTTTAACTTTCCAAGAATTCCTCCTGCCTTTGACCCCACCTTTTCTGCTGGAGCAAGTATGGACTTGCTTAATTTTTTTTCTAATTGTTCTTCTTCACCAGATCTAAGTTTATTTTCTTCTTGTTTTTTTAAGTTTCTTTCATTCTCTCTTTGTTGTTTCTTCTCAAGATCTGCTTCTTTGTTTATTGATTTTGCTAAGAGAGCAACATTCATCTCCAATGTTGCTACTCTTTTTTCTATTGAAATGTTTGAAGAAGGCGCTACTTTTTGTAGAGATACTCTACTTCTCCTTAAATTTAGTTGTGGTTTTGCGTTGATTTTAGATACCACTGTTTTGCTTTTGCTTTAAGTTTTCTTCTTCAATATATTGTTCTAATAGGGTAAGATAGATGTCTTTTTCCCAAGGTATCATATTTTCTAACTCTGTTAAGCTATATTTATGATGCTGCATGAGAGCAAAAGTAATCTTGTAGTATGACTCAAGATTGGTGTGAGCCATACCTACTCGAAAAAACTTGAGAGACCCTCCAGTACAACTTCACTTTCTACCCCAGTCTTTGGATTTTTTACACTAATTGTATGAGAAAGTCTTGGCATTGTTTCAAAGAAATTTTCAACTTCCTTAAATTGTTTCGAACTCAATTGCTCAACGAAATCAACCATTTCTTTCTTACTACAGTCAGAGGCAGACCAAGATTCTTCTTCATTATAAATCTGCTCAATAGATGCAGCAATCAGTTTAAATGATTCATCAACACCAAAGTTTCCATCAAAACTAAAATTAGATTTAATAAATTCATCCAGTGATGGATACTTCATTCTCATAGTTAAATTTTCATCTAATACAATATCTCTTGAATGATTCTCATCTGTAATAACTTTAATATCATCAAGATTAATTGTTACTGGAACTTGAGTTTCTTCATCATCCGGGCAAGTTATTGATACCTCAACTTCTTCACCAACAGATTTTCCTCTAATATTTAAGAAAAGATACTCAATGTCGAAAGTAGAAAGATTTTCTACTTTGATACCCCTGGAAAGAATACAATTACCAATTACAGTTTTAATTGCATTCGTAATTTGTTTTTGATCTTCAGATTCCATCGCAATGATTAGAATCTTCTCTTCCTTTACCAAGAATGGTCTGTATCTAATTTTCTTTTTTGTAGAAGGCAATTCCAACTCATAAATTGGAGTATTAATCTTTGGTAATGGCATAATAACCCATTATAATGTCAGTTGTGATTATTTAGATGGTTATTCTATAAGTATTTCAATAGTTCCACCATTAGCAAGAGTTCTCGCATCTTCTATACTTTTTCCGGTATCATCAGCAAGTGCTTGTGCATTTTGCTCAATCTCTTTATTACCACTAGACCCATCCTTTACACTCTTAGATGTGGATTTACCGGCAATATATCTCTCATATTCAAAAGAAGCACTGACTTTTAATATATTGGAACTATCATACGAAACTGGAATAGAAGTTAAGTTCTTGGGAAATAAACCAATAAAGGTATATTCTATTTCCTTTTTAAAATCTCTATCAAATTTAACTATTTTTGTTTTATCGCACTTGTATAGATCAGGATATCTCATTCTATAATAATACCTTCTTTCAGTTTGATCTTTTCCAGATCCATCTGTGATAAATTCCATCCAATGTTCCAAGAATTTAATCATTCTGTAATCAGAATCAACATAAAACTCTAACTGCATTTCAGTGAATATTCTGGAATGTGCCATTTTTTCCTGCACACCCATAAAATTTCCCTTGATATCTGCTGTTGCTAATGAACTTCCGGGAATAGAAGCAGAAGAACACAGTAAACCGGCAGATCTTGTAATAAAAGATGTGTCCACACCTCTTTTTTGTAGATGGTCTGAAAGTTTGCCATCCAAACCTCCAAAGGTTACCTCATAATGAGATGTCTGTGCGAGTTTAGCAACTACTGATTTAAGTTCAGATATTTTCTTGGGTCTTGGCACTCTAAATACCTACACGACTACTTTATTATTAGTTATTTAGATGTCATATAAGGGAAAATACCAACCATCTTATCCTAAGAAATATAAGGGTGATCCGAATAATATTATATACCGTTCCTTATGGGAACGC